CGAAGGCTCGGAGTTGGATTTCGTATGGGCGGATGAGTTGGTGACGCCGGATTGGATCGAGGCGCTGCGCTTCCGTTTGCTCACCCGCGACGGCGAGCTGGGTATTGGCTTCACGCCGATTGAAGGCTACACCACCACCGTCAAAGAATACCTCGACGGCGCAAAGACACTTGACGAAGTTGATGCCCCGCTCTTGCCCCGCTACCGCGATGGCAACTTGATCGGCTTAGAGCAAGTGCCGCGCATCCAGCAATGCACCAGGGAAAAAGCCCGTGTCGTTTATTTCCACACCTCGGACAACCCCTACGGCAACCCCGAGGCCATGGAGACGGAGCTACGCGGCAGCAACCGCGAGCGAATCTTGATGCGTGCCTACGGCGTGCCGACGAAAGCCAAGATGTCGATGTTTCCAAAATTCCGCGACACCGTGCATGTGGTGCCTGCGGACAAGGTGCCGGGCGATGGCACGGTCTTTCACTTTGTGGACCCCGGCGAGGGCAAGACATGGGCCATGCTGTGGATCCGCTACACGCCGGATGGCCGGTGCTGGATTTACCGCGAGTGGCCCGACCAGCTCGAATACATCGAGGGCGTCGGCTATCCTGGCGCGTGGGCCGAAGCGGATGGCAAACTGCAAGACGGCCGCCCTGGGCCAGCACAAAAAGCCTGTGCCGGTTTTGGCTTCGAGGATTACAAGCGCATCATCGACGCTGCCGAGAAGGCCGACTCCGCAGAGCCCGCCGAGCGTTGGATGGATAGCCGCTACGGCAACACGCCGACGATGACACAAGAAGGCGTGCGAACCCTCATCGAGCAATGCAGCGACCGCATCGGCCTCGACTTCCGCGCCACCAGCGGGCAGGCGATTGTGGAAGGCGTCACGCTCATCAACGACTGGCTTGCCTACAACGAGGAAGCGCCGGTCGATGCCCTCAACTCACCTCGACTATACATTTCCGACCGCTGCAAAAATCTCATCTACGCCCTCAAAACATGGACCGGTGCGGATGGCAAAAAGGGAGCGACCAAGGATTGGATCGACATCCTCCGCTACATCACGCTTTCCGGCGTAGGCTACGAAGACCCCGCTATGTTGAGAGCCAGACCAGGAGGCAGCTATTGACACCCTCACCCTATAATCAAAACAGCATGAAACTACTCCGTCGCCGCGATGTTATGGCTCGTCTTGGGGTCAGCGCAAAGCAAGTCACCAAACTCATCGATGCAGGCATCCTGCGGCCACTGCGCAAGCGTGGCTGCCGCGCCTGGTATCGAGCCGCAGATTTAGAAAAATTAGCATGAACGAAAAACGCACCGACTTTGTGGGTTCACTTTCCCGCAACAAGAAAAAGGAAAAGCAAACCCATCCCACACACAAAGGCTCCTGCACCATCGATGGCGTTCCTTACTGGATCAGCGCCTATGTGAACGAGAGCCGTGATAGCGGTGAGAAGTATTTCAAATTGTATTTTGAAGCCAAGAAAACCGAGGCTGCTCCCGCCGCAGAGCCAGTAGCCGTGCCGCTCTCCGAGTCGCCTGACATTCCTTTTTGATGAGTGCCGAAGACTTACAAGCCGCATGGTGCGTGCCGCCCGAGGAACTCTGGTTCCGCAGCGTCATGGCAAAAATAAGCGACGCCATTGAAGACGCCGCTGAGATTACCTGCATGCCGCAAACGGCACAGAACCCCGGCCTGCTGGCCCACAGCGCAGGCGGCTTGGAAGCCCTTCGCACCTTGCGCGAAGAAATCGAGCGCACCCGCGCCGAAGCATTTGATTCCAAGAAATAATTTCTCTCCCTCCGTGTCCTCCGTGTCCTCCGTGGTGAAACTTTTTAGCGCCCGTTAGCGCCCATTTAGTCCCGTTAGCACCCGTTGCGCCCGCAGCCTATTCCCTTTCGAGAAATCGGCAGGCAGATTCCGACTCAAAGGCGAGTGCTGAACTGCTCGCCGCGAGTCCGTGAAAATGTCGGACCCGCACGCAGCCTCAGTTCTGACACATACCCGCGACTTGGACGCAAAACAAACCATGGACCAGACAGAGACAGCATTCAGCATCGGCGACGTTATCGACACGCTGGGAATCACACTCCCGACTATCGATGAGACACCGGAGGCCGCAGAGGCCACACCGGAAACAGACGCGGATGAGACCACCACTGACATAAACCCCGAGGATCAGCCCGAGGAAACCGACGCACCGGAAACGGATGTCGACGACTCCACGGAAGATTCTGAACAACCCGAAGACCCCACCGAGGAAGACGCCGACGAGGCCGACGAGGAAGACCCCGAGTCCGCCGAAGCCCCCGCTGTCAAGAAGCTCGCCAAGCGAGTGGACAAGCTCACCGCCCGCGCCAAAAGCGCCGAGGAGCAAGCCACCAGCCTGCAAGCCGAACTCGCCGCCGCCAAGGATGCGTTGACCCGCGCCCAGCCCATCGTGGTGCAAGATGCCGCCGACCCATTGGCGGATGTCACCACGCCCGAGGCGCTGGAAAGCCGCCTCGCCGCAGCCAATACCGTGCTCGACAATGTGCCCGATCTCATTGCGAAAGCGGATTATGAAGGCGGCGAAGTGGAAGTGCCTATGGGAGACGGCAGCACGCGCAAGTTCACGAAGCAAGAGCTCCAAGAACGCCTGCGAGTAGCCCGCCAGATTCTCAAGGCCGAGCCCGCCCGCCGCACCTACCTCGCCCAGCGTGAGAATTTCCAGCACGAAGCCCGGCAGGCTTACCCCGAGTTGTTCCAGGAAGAATCCCAAGCTAGGCAGATGATGATGGCTACGCTGCAAGCGTATCCCGGCATCGCCAAGCTGCCGAACCTCGAACTTGTGATTGGAGACGCCATTCGTGGCCAAGCCCTCCGCTTCCAACAAGCCGAAGCTCTCCAAAAGAAAGCCGCCACAGCCAAGGCCAAACCTGCCGCTACCGCAGCAGCCAAGCCCGCCATGGCCCCCAAGGTTGTCAGTCCCTCAGCCGCCCCAAAAACCAAATCGAAATCCGACCCACTCGAAGCACTGAAGAAATCTGGAAACCGTGATGCCGCCGAAAACTTCGTCGCCTCACTTTTCAACTAACTAACCCCAATGCCCCCCCAAACCTAACCCCACCCCCAGAATATTATGGCAGCTACACCCATCACTACAGTCAAAGGCCAACGCGAGGATCTCTCCGACGCGATGGTCCTCATCGAGCCCGGCGACACACCCATGTTTTCCATGTGCAAAAAGGCCAAGGAGCCAACTAATGTGCTCTTCCAGTGGCCAGCCGACCGCTACAACGACCCGCAGACAGCAGGCGTCCTCGCTTCCGATGATGTCACCAGCTTCGACGACGAGCACGCCAACCGCGTCCTTCTCTCGGGCCGCATCCAGAAAGTGCGCCGGGCCTTCCAAGTTGACGACCTCGTTGAAAATGTCGCCGACCTTGCAGGCGTTGGCCGCAAGCAGGCTTTCAACAAATCCGCTGCCAAAGCCCTCGTGGAGCTGAAGATCGACATCGAGGCCATCATGGGCTCCGACAACGACAGCCAAGTGCAGTCCGGCGCAGCTCCCTACAAGACGCGTGGCGTTGGCTCATGGATCAGCTCGACAGCGCAATCCGACACAGCCACCGCAGTGGATGCCGCGTTCCGCACCCCAGCCGCCTCGATCATCTCGACTGCCACCACGTCTCCCACCGAGAACAATGTCATCGACGTGCTTCAGTCCATCTACGGCGTGCGCCGCGCTCGTCGCAACTACGACCTCGTTTGCGGCGTCGCCCTCAAGCGTGCCTTCACAAACTTCATCCGGACGCAATCGGCATCGACAAATGTCATGTCCAGCGTGCGCGCTTTCAACAGCAATGTTGAGGACAAGAAAATCGTGAACACCATCGACATCTACGAAGGCGACTTCGGAATTTTGAGCCTTCATGTGTCCACCTACCTTGCTCATGGCTCGGCAGCAGCCGTCTCGGCCGCCCGTGGCTATGTGCTCGACATGGACCTCCTCTCCATCGGGTTCAATCGCAAGCCTCGCATGGAAGAGCTCGAAGACCGTGGCGGTGGCCGCCGTGGCTTCTGCGACGCCATCTTCGGCGTAGCGGTCTCGAACCCGCAGGTTCTCGGAAAATTCGCAGCAACTGCGTAATCCTGCCCCCCAGCCCTTGCCGGTGGCCCCTCGTCTCAGGACAGGCCACCGGCAACCGGGGCTCCCCTTTTCAATAATGGAAATACTCAAAGAAGCTTTAAGCGACATCCCTGGCGAAGTGGCCGAGGGCGTAAAGAACGAGCTCTTTGCCCAGTGGAACTCGAAGGCTGTGCAGGCCGACGCCCGCCAACACCTCATTGCCGCCGATCACGCCAAGCAAGACCTCCGCGCCATCGAAGGCGTAGGCGCTTTGACTCTCTCCATCGACGCTCAGATTTACCATTTCTGGAACTGGCAACTCCCTGGTTGCTGGAACGACCCAGACTTTATCCCATGGTTCAAGCGGAACTACCCCCAGTGCGTCGTCAAGTGCGGCGGCACAGGCAAGACCATGCTCCTCATGCCGGGCCTCAAAGCAGCATGATTTCACTTTTCAAAATGCAGGCGAGAGAAACGGCAACTCGCAAGGCCCATACCCTTGAGAACACGGTTCAATTCCGTGGCCTGCTACCATTTTGCCAGTCCACGCATTGCGGCGGGGTTTTATTGTTTTTTTCCCTGGTTATTCCTTTCGCGCTGGCCGTAACCGCATCAAAAGCGGCCTCTGGCAACTCTTTCCTCGCATGATGCACGACGACGACGACAAGATTGATCGAGACCCGAAATACTGGATTGGCCAGCTTACGACGGCTTCTCGTGATGGTTCGTGGTTTTCCTCAAAGCGTGCTCGAAACTACGACACGCGCATGGCTCTATGGGATGGGCAATCGATTGACGGTAAAAAGTGGGCAACCAATTACGGAAAGAATGTTTTTCCATGGGAAGGTTCGAGCGATTGCCGCATACGCCTTGCTGATTTGGTTTGCAACCGCGAGATGCAGCTTTGCCTGACATCAACTTTTG